GTAACTTCCAGCACCGCGTCTGCCCCCGCATACTCTCGTACTTCAATCACCTTCTGTGTTATGCCTATCTCTGTCAGCATTCAATCTCTCCTACGCAAAGACAGTAGTAACTACTGCGGTTGTATTGTTGGGGAACTTCCACGCATATGCGGAAAGTAAATAGGCGCACCGAAACTTCTCGACAGCTTCATCAAAAATCTTGTACTTGGAAGAAGCATAGGAAATGGTCAGGTCGGCGTCGGTTGCGTGAACGAACTTATCGGCGGCAGTGTTCCACGCATATGTTCCATCCACCCCTGCGGTCACGGAAGAACTGCCGCTGACTGTTATGCTCTGCGGGTCCGTCGTGAAGGAACTGTCCGCGTGCGTGCTCACATGTTGCAGGATGTATTGCCAACATGCCGCACCCAAGGGGGTCGTTATGCCGTGGATGTCCATCACCGTGTCAAGATTTATCTCGACAATTGATGCAAGCAAAGACTCCACCGCGGGTGACTCTTCAGTGTTTTGCAGTGGGTTGTGGCTAATGTCTATCGTTAGTGTTCCACTGCGTTCGTCAGCCCCGGACAATTCAAGTGCACCCAACCCCGTGTTCGACGCTAGGATTGTAGTGCTCCCGCCGATCCCTGCACCGTAAACTATCAAAGTCCAGGGGGCGGTTGGATCGCCCGTAACACCACCGGTACAATCACCAATAATGGTTATCGTCTGCGGAGCAATACCTACCAGACTGATATTGAGTCCTTCAAGACGACTGGGGTAAGTGGCACTGTCTACCTCCAAATCCCCACCAATTTCACAAGAAAAGTAACCGAAGTAATTATGGATGTAGCTGGTATAACTCGTTGTCGTGAGCCATGCCTGCGCAGGGATCATCGTCCCCGCCACGCCGAGCAGGTCCGTTACTGTAGGCAGGATGCTGGCCTTCTTGGCATCGACGACGTTCTTATCGGACAGTAACTGGGCAGCAACAGCAGCATCCAGTTGTTCCTGGGTAAATCCGCCCTCCCCTGTTGAATGTTTGAATACCGGCATCGGTTATCTCCCAATTAAGCGGGCACGTAATAGCCCGCGACGCCGTCCGCCGCCGTGTCAGCGTCAAGGTACATCCCGGCGAGGTCAAAGCACTCCCCAGGGCGGGCGACACGCTCATACGTGTCGCCAGGGAATAGCTCGACGCCTTCCCTGGTGCTCTGGTCGAGCGTGGATGCCCCGATGAACACGTTGCCGGCGTTGTTGGCGGCGGCCTTCTTGGCCGTGACGATCAGGTACGTCGCCAGCGTCGAGGCGGCCACGAGCTTCTCGGCCGTGCCAGCCACAGCGACGGCCTTGATAAGCTCCACCGGCGCCGCGACAGTCCGCATGGATGCGGTAACCCCGGTCATCGCAGCTAGGGCCGCGTCCTGCTTGGCCTCGGTGGCCAGCGGGCCGCGGTTGAGCAGGCCATCGTCGCCCACCGTCACCGACACCGAGTTGAGCCACCTACGTTCCATAGTCGCCTTCTCCCGCTACTTCATCACCCGGTAGGTCAAGGTCAGCACCGACGTGAACACCCGCTTCTCGGCCAGGTGCTCAGTCGAATAGACCGGGTCGTTGACGGCCGGGCGAACCCAGGACGCGGACCAACCGGTCCCTTCCAGACGCTTGCCCTTGAGGAAGTCCGCGACCTCCTCGACCAGGCCGCACATCGTGGCCACCTCGGTGTCTTCATCAGCGCCGGCGGGCAGCTTCTTCTGGATGCCGACATCCACCTGCACGTCGTACTGGCTGAGGCTCCGGCTGGCGCCGGTGATCTCGACGCCCTTGGGCACGACCGTCACGCGCAGGTCGGCCAGGTCGGCCAACTCGAAGCTCGGCCGGACCCGCCGCTGGGCCTCGAAGTCCTGCGAGAAGTCGGCGTCGTCGCCGTTGAGCACGGTGACCACCGCGTCCGCGATATCGATAACGAGTGCCACTTGCTCAGCCTCCGAATACAGCGTGCCACGCCGCCGACGCCGCCAGCGTCACGGCCGAACCCACCACCAGCCAGATCAAACGGGCCTGGCGCTTGGCGTCCTGCTCCAGCCGGTCCAGGCGGGTGTTAAGTCCCGGCTTGCCGTTGCCGCGGATCGACTCGTCCATGCGGTCCAGCTTGACGTGCAGTTCGCTGAACTCGCCCTTGCAGATGTTTTCGTACTGTTCACTCGGGCACACGGTCATTGCTCCGCTCCAATCCGCTTCGTGTGTATCCGCATTGCGTTGCCGAACCCGTCGGTCCATCGCCAGCAGCCCTGGCCAGGCAGTTCGAGCACCTCGTACGTCGCGCCCGCGCTGATGATCCTGTCGCCGGCCTGGGGCTCACCGAACGTCGCTGTGAAGTCCGCCGCCGAGATCAGGAAGTCGCTGGCTGTGGCGCCAATCGGCATGCCGTACTCATCCTGCTTCTCGTAGTCGGTCTTGCCCAGCGTGGCGGCGATCTCCAACTCGACCGTCTCGCCCTCGTCGTTGGCCGGTGGGCGGCGGTAGGTGACCGGGCTGGAGGCGTGCTGCTTGAGCACGCCGGCCAGCCACTGGCAGCCTTGCCGAAGAAGGTCACCCATTGCCCTAGCCTCCGTGCCGATCGCCGCCGGCTAGACCGTTGCCAGCGTGCAGCCGTCGTTGCAGGCCACGCGCCAGCGGATGTTGCTGCCGCTGGCGACGGCGACCAGCAGGATCGAGTCGGCCGCGTCGTTCATGGTGATCCGGTTGTTGCCCGTCTGGTTGATGCCCGTCGCCACGGCGATAACCGCGTCCCCGCCGTCGGTCTTCATCGACAGCAGGAGCATCTGCCCCAGGTACGTCGGGGCCGCCAGCGTGCGCGTCTCGGCTCCGGTGGTGACGATCTCGCAGTGGCCCGTGTCGGTCACCGGAATGGCGCCCGCGTTGCCGGGGTCGTCGATGGTCGCCGTCAGGGCGTTGTGGACCGTGTTGGTCAGCGCCACCGGCCCGCTCCACAGCACCCGCACGACCTCGTCCGTGGCCCCGGCAGCCGCCTGGGCGAAGCCGATGAAGGTGTTGCCGGAACTGGTGGTCGTCGCGCAGCCGGTGCCGGCCGTGCCGCCGTACGGGTTGCCATCGGCGTCCCAGTACAGGGCCGCGCCGAGCGCCTGCTGCTCGTTGGCCTTGACCACGTCGAAGATGCCCCGGACCGCCAGAGCGCCCAAGGCGTTTGCGGCGATGGGCGTCTTTGCCACGCCGATCATGCTGCCCTGGACCACCACCTGGCCGGCGGCGACCGCCGAGCCGGGCGTGTAGTCGATGGACAAGTCTTCCTGAATGAATGTTGCCTGATAGTTCTGTGCCATGTTCGTTATCTCCTGTTGGAATTAGGCTTATGCCTCGCCCTTCGCGCGAACGCCGCCCTTGGGATCCTGAAGGTTCACCCCGAAATCGTGATAGCCCCTCATCTGGATGCCGAGCACATTGAAGTCCGCCTCGGCCGTCTCGATGGTCGGCGACTCCTGGCCGTTGAGGAACGCCACCTCGATGACGGGCAGGTCGGCCGGGTCGGCCAGGAGGTACCACGCCTTCGACGAGTTGCCGGTGTACTGGCTATTGGATAGGTAGCGGCTGACCTCGATGCGGAACTTGCCCTGATGCGGGTTGGCCACGGGGAACTTCGTGTTGGCCGTGGTGTCCCGAATCTCCAGGCTCTTGTAGAGCATGGTGCCGATGGCGCTCAGCGCCGTGGGCACCACCATGACCGCTGGCATCACGCCGATGGGCTTGCCGTCGCCGTCGGTCTGTTCGAGAAAGGCGACCTCGGCCTTGGTCAGGCCGTCGATGGACAAAACCGTGTCGACCCCGCTCAAGTAGTTCTTGGTGCCGGCGGTGAAAAACGCAGCGTTGTTCAGGAAGACGCTCCAGAACACGTCGTTGATCTTTAGGCCGCTGCCCCGGCCGAGCTTTCGCGGGACCGTGGTGATGGCGCCCAGGTCGTCGTTGATGATGTCACGCCGGTCGATGGCCAGCAGCAGGCCGTAGGTGTCGGCCTTGTTGCTATAGCTCTCGTTGCCCAGCGTCCCGTGCTTGAGTTCGCCGCCGGGGGCGACGATCTCGTACTGGTCCTTGCCGATCAGGCGGTAGCTCGTGACCGTCTTGAAGTCCTGGACATTGCGGATCGCGCAGATGTTCCGCCAGACGCGCTCGACGCTGAAGAAGCCCTCCAGGAGGAACTTGTTGGCGACGTTGGACAGGATGCCGCCGATATCCACGTTGCTGAAGCCAGCATGGAGATCCTGCCCGAATGCAAACCGCAGCACAGCCCGGCTGTCGCGGAAGTTCCGCCCCTCGTATCCGTTGGCCCACGCGGCCTCCAACAGAAGCTCCTGAAGACCGATGCCGCCTCGGAAGCGCTTGTCGGCGGCCTCGACGGACTTCTCGCCGTAAGTGACGACCACGGCGTCGCCGCGCACGCCGCCGGTGAGCATGCACGCGGCCTCCAGGACCGAGCCGGTTCCCGGCGCGCCGGGATCGGGTATGTGCGCCGCAGGCGCCTTGGGGCGGTCGGCCCGAAGCACCTCCAGCTCCGTCCGCGTCACATCCCAGCCCTCGGCGATGGCTTTGGCGGCGATCTCGGCGTGCTGGTCGCCGCAAACCTTCCGCACGGCCGCGATCCGCTCCTGCTCAACCGCGGCGCTGGCGCGCATGTCGGCTACGGGATCAGTCCGCCGCGGCGGAATGCCTGCGCCAGCCGTCACGGTCGTGGCCGCGGCCTTGATGGCAGGCGTGTCGGCCTCCGTGCCGGCGGTCGCCTGTGCCGCGGCAACCGGGGCCTCCTTGCCCTCGATGCCTTCCACGGTCTTGTCCTGCTTGATGGTATCGATACCGTCCATGTTGATGTTCTCCTTGGCCGAAGCGGCCACACTGGCCGACGTGTTCCCGTCGGCTCCGATGTCTACGAAGCTGATCTCGCCCAGCGTCGCCTTCCTGACGATATTGAGCGGCCCGGCCAGCGCGCGACCGTTGACGGTCACGGCCTGACCTTCCTTGATGAACTCGAACTGCTCGACCGACGCCCCGATGCTCGCCTGCCAGGGAAAGCCGTTCTTGGCGTCTGCGACCACCTCGCGGGCAACCTGGCCCGTGCAGGAGATCACGCCTGCGGCGACGAGTTGCCCGGCCTCGACGCGGATGCTCTCGGCGTGGCCGACGCGAGCACCGTGCGACTCGCGGATCGGGGCGTTCTGCCGAGGGACAGCCAGGCCGGCCAGGTCCACGACCACGGGATACCGCCATCCGGCCACACGCATCGGCCCGCCGGTGTAGGCGACCATGCTGAAGCGGGGCAGCGTAGGCTTGCCGTCGCCGGAGTCGGCGCCGGCGGTGATGTCCATCTGGGCCGTGAGTTCCAGCCTGCCCTGCGTAGCCGCGCCGTCGCCATAGCGGCTTTGGCGCGTCGGCGACTCGGCGAAGCCGGGCCGCTCAGGCGGCTTTTGATTGCCGGGTGTCTTGTTCGTCGCCATTGTCATCTTCCTTGACTTGCTCCTGGGGCGTACTGGCCGGCGCCGTTTGCGCCACCGTCAGCCCCAGTTCCTTCATCAGGGCCACTTCCTTGGCCCGCTGGCGAAGCTCAGTCTCCCAGTCCTTGCCCTGTTTGGCGTACTCGCTGGCCAGCGTGGTGGTGTTGGACGCCAGGCGCTGGGCCTGGGCGGATGCCTCCTTGGCCGGGTCCACGTGTTCGTGGCCGTCCCAGAACCATTGGTGCGGTGTTTCGCCGGCGCCCAGGTCGATCCCAAAGACCTTTACCGCTTCAGCCAGCCAGGCGTCGAGGATGCGGTCCAGGACGACCGCCTCGACGTGCGATTGCTCGACGCGGATGGACTTGTAGTAGGTCTGATGGTCGAGCCGCCCCGAGGCGTAGTTGTAGCCCGAGCTGTTGCACGCGGCGATGTTGTAGGGCATGTTCAGGCAGCGGGCGATCTCGTTGAGGATCTCCCGCTTGAACATGTCGTAAGTAGTCGCCGGCTGTTCGGCCTTGACCTGGCTGGGTTCCCAGCCCTCCGGGGTGAATACCGCCATGTTCGGCGAGAACTCCATCTCCGTCATGGGCTCGACTTCCGCCGCTTCGCCGCCGGCCGGGGCGTTGGTCTTCATCAGCACGGCGATGTTGGCGGCGCTCTCGGCCGCTCCGATCACCGCCAGCGTGTACCTCCGGAGTTGCGCAAAGAGCGGCAGCGCCGGCAGGATGTCCGGCAGGCCCCTACGCTGGCCGGGCCGGTCGGCGCGGAACCAGTGGATCACGCTGTCGGCCCGCACGCGTTGGTAGTCCAGGCTGGAAACGGCCGCGCCACTGCCGGGATGCGACTTGAGGATGTGGTAGGCAACCGGATTGCCGAACGGGTCGAACTCGATGCCGTCCACGGCCAGTTCCGCCCCCAGGACGCCCAGCTTTGCACTCGGCGTGGCGATCTGCTCGGCCTCGATGAGCTTGAGGTCCAGCTTGACGGGCGAGTTGAGATTGTCGTTGCTGAACAGCATTGCGAACGCTTCGCCGTCCTGCGCCCTGGCCATCCGCATGGTGCGGAGCTTGCCGGGCAGGTCCACGGCCTTCGCCCAGGCCATGAACTCGCGCTCGATTGTCTGATTGGTCTTGCCCGAGTCGCCTTCGGTGAGCCCGCCGCGGCGGGTCGAACCGGTCAGCATCTGAAGTCGCGGCCCGGTGCCGGTCACATCGTTGGCCAGCGTCAGCACGATGCCCCGGGCGTAAGAATTGTTGGCCACCTCGTAGCGGGCTCGGTTGCGGAGCGTGCGGCGAATAGCAGGGCTGGCGGCGGCGTCGGCCGACAGGCCGTCGGCGTTGGCCCAGTGGCGCCGGTTGTCGGGGTTCGTCTGGGCGGAGTCGAACTTCGCGCGGACCACCAGCGTTCGGGTAATCGTGCCCGTATGCTTCGAC